CGGCGCTCTTGGAACTCCGTCCTCTGGCACGCTGACAAGTTGTACGGGCTTGCCTGTTTCAACGGGCATTTCCGGCCTTGGAAGCAACGTCGCCACATGGCTTGCTACGCCGTCGAGCGCGAACCTTGCTGCTGCGGTGACGGACGAGACGGGTACTGGCGCCCTGGTGTTTGCCAATACGCCAACCTTGGTGACGCCGGTATTGGGTACGCCGACCTCGGGCAACCTGTCTAACTGTACGGCTGACGGCACTAACGCGGTTGGCTATCGAAACATCCCGCGTTCAGGATCGGCTAAGACAACTTCTTACACGCTGGCTACCGGCGACGTTGGTGAGTTTATTGAAGTCGGATCTGGCGGCTCGATCACGATTCCCGATGCGACATTTGCGACTGGCGATGTGGTGTCGGTGTTTAACAACACCTCTGGCAACATCACGATTACCTGCACGATTACGACGGCGTACATCGCGGGCACGGATAGCGACAAAGCAACCGTTACGTTGGCTACAAGAGGTGTTGCGACAATTCTGTTTATATCAGGTACGGTTTGCGTTATTAACGGCAACGTGAGTTAAGCCATGAGCGGCATCATGAGTTTGCTGCTTGCCGCCAAAGTGGCGGGCGCGGCCTACACCGAATATAAGATTTTCACCGCATCGGGTAACTGGACTGCCCCGACCGGCGTGACGCAAGTTGAATACCTTGTCGTTGCAGGCGGCGGCGGTGGCGGTGCAGTTTCGGCAGGCGCTGGCGGCGCTGGCGGATTCCGTACTGGCACCGGATTAAGCGTTACTGCGGGTACAAACTACACCATTACGGTTGGAGCAGGCGGCAATGGCGCATCAACTCGTTCTGCCCGTGGAAGTAACGGCAATGATTCAGTATTTAGCACAATTACCTCTACCGGCGGCGGCGGCGGCGCGTCTGGCGGCGATGCAGGCACAACACTTCGTACCGGATTAAACGGCGGCTCTGGTGGCGGTGGCTCGTATTCGTTTGTTTCACCAAACGCAACGGCAGGAACAGGTGGCACGGGAAATACGCCGTCTGTTTCGCCATCACAGGGAAGCAACGGAGGCGACGGCAGCGGAACTCTTCCCGGCACTTTAGGCGGCGGTGGTGGAGGCGGTGCATCAACGGTCGGATCAAACGGATCAACAACTGCCGGTGGTAATGGTGGTGCTGGAACAGCATCATCAATTTCTGGCTCAAGCGTTACTTACGCGGGCGGCGGTGGCGGCGGCGCAAATGCGGGCGGTGCTGGATCGGCAGGAAATGGCGCGTCCGGTGGCGGTGGAAATGGGTCTGCAAGTAGCACCACAGCAAGTGCCGGAACTGCCAATACTGGCGGTGGCGGTGGCGGCGGTGGATTTTCGCTTCCTTCCTCCGATGGCGCAGGCGGCGCAGGCGGTTCCGGCATCGTCATCCTCAAATACACCGTCCCCGTCCAATCTGTCGTAGCCACGTTCACTTCTACCGGCACATGGACTTGCCCGAGCGGTGTTAGCGCGGTGGAGTACCTTGTCGTCGCGGGCGGCGGCGGTGGTGCAGGAGGAATGACAGGGCCATTTGATGTGGCAGGAGCCGGCGGTGGCGCTGGCGGATTTCGCACCGGAACTGGATTTAGCGTTACCGCCGGAACTGACTACACAATTACTGTTGGTGCTGGGGGTTCTGGAGGTTTATCAACAACCGGCTCTACAGGCTCAAATTCAGTATTTAGCACAATTACTTCTAATGGCGGCGGAGGTGCAGGATTTTATTCTGCAACTTCTGGAGGTCTTAATGGCGGTTCTGGGGGAGGCGGTGGCACTCCGTTAAGTACGGGAGCAACATCAACTGCGGGTACGGGTAACACGCCTAGCACTTCGCCATCGCAAGGTAATAATGGCGGTACTGGATATAACACAGGTGTCGGGGCTGGAACTGGGGGTGGAGGCGGCGCCTCTGCTGTCGGTGGTTCGGCTCCGAATAGTACAGTAGCAGGCGCTGGTGGCGCTGGCACAGCATCTTCAATTTCTGGAAGCAGCGTTACCTATGCTGGCGGTGGCGGCGGGGGCAGTCTTGATGTCCCCGGAACATCTGGAACGGGCGGCGCTGGTGGTGCTGGTGGCGGCGGTGCTGGGGTAAATGGCATTGGAACGGCTAATGCTGGCACCGCTAACACCGGCGGTGGTGGTGGTGGTAACGCTAAAAACATAGGCGGCGCAGGCGGCTCTGGCATCGTCATCCTCAAGTACGACATCGGCTCTGCCACAATCTTCACCTTTAAGTCATCGCAGAAGTGGACTGCACCAGCGGGTGCGGTGAGCGTTGACTACCTCGTTGTTGCGGGGGGTGGGGGTAGTGGATATAACGCCTCTGGCGGTGGTGGTGCAGGCGGTTTTCGTACCGGGACTGCTTTAAGTATTACCGCAGGCACCGATTACACGATTACCGTTGGCGCGGGGGGCGCTGGTTCTGGCTCTACCTCTGGATCATCTGGCGCTGATTCTACATTTAGCACCATAACCTCAACTGGAGGGGGCGGTGGTGGCGCGACCGCCGGAAGTGCTAATGGAAAGAATGGCGGCTCTGGCGGCGGCGGCTGGGGTGGTGGCGGCACGGGCGGCAACGGAAACACTCCATCAGTAAGCCCGTCACAAGGATCAAATGGTGGCACAGGGGTAGGCGTTCCGGGTAGCGCGTCTGCCGGTGGCGGTGGCGGTGCTTCTGCTGTTGGCGCTAACGGAACAACGCCTCAAGCCGGTAATGGAGGCGCTGGCACAGCATCGTCAATTAGCGGCAGCAGCGTAACCTACGCTGGCGGTGGTGGTGGCGGTGGATTTACACCGGGCGGAACTGCTGCCGGAACTGGCGGTTCAGGCGGTGGCGGAAATGGCGTAGCCACTTCTGGAGGAACTGGCAATCCGGGTACGGCTAATACTGGCGGAGGCGCAGGTGGCGGCGGGGGTGGAAATGGCCCCGGCGCAGCAGGCGGCTCCGGTATCGTTATCCTCAAGGTCAACTTCACATGAAAACCTATCAACTCATGGGCATTGATACGGCGATGCACTTGCTTCGCCCCGGCGCAAAGTGGGAGATCAGCAACCGCGAGATCACCCGCTGGGAAGACCCGCGACCCAAGCCGTCTTGGGATGAAATCATGTTCACGATTGAAAAGATCAAGGAACTTGAGGACGCGGTGCCGACGATCCTGTTGCCCGAGCAGCAGGCTGCGTTTGACGACTACGTTGCCCAGATTGAAAAGGCGGTTGCGTGATTACATACAACCTTTTTCCTACGGCTGTCGCCAAGTTTGAACTTGGACGGGACTACACCGCCAAGGAAATGTCGTTTGTGGACGAGCAGCCGACGCATAGCAACATGGGCAACACGACGAGCGATGACCGTTATGTGCTGCGTCACGACACGATGGCAAGCCTCAAGGCGTTTGCCGAAGCCAGCGTCAACGAGTATCTGCGTTCTATTTACGCGCCGAAACACGACGTTACGCTGCGCCTGACGCAATCGTGGCTGAACTACACCAAGGCCGGTCAATACCACCACAAACACGCGCATCCCAACTCGTTTGTGTCTGGGGTGCTGTACCTCAAGGCTGCCCGTGAGCGGGACAAGATTTACTTTTACAAAGACGGCTATCAGCAGATCAAACTGCCGACCGACAACTACAACATCCACAACAGCGATTCGTGGTGGTTTGAGGTTGGCGCTGGCGATTTGATGCTGTTTCCGTCAAGCCTGACGCACATGGTAGAAACCGTGCAGGGCGATGATCGAGTATCTTTGGCATTTAATACTTTTCCGGCTGGCTATGTAGGTGACGAAAGCAGCCTGACCGCATTGCATTTGAAGGAGTAACAAAGTGGCACACTTCGCAGAATTGGATGAAAACAATGTCGTCAAGCGCGTCATCGTTGTAGACAACAAGGATACGTCTGACGCTAACGGCAATGAACTTGAAAGCATCGGCGTGGCGTTCTGCCAGAAGTTGCTCGGCGGTAACTGGAAGCAAACCAGTTACAACGGCAACATTCGCAAGAACTACGCTGGTATCGGCTACACCTACCGCGCCGACATCGACGCTTTCGTAGCACCGCAGCCGTATCCGTCGTGGGTTCTGGACGTTAATGCCCAATGGCAGGCTCCGGTGCCAATGCCGCAAGATGCCGGTACTGGTGAGCCGCCCAAAATGTACACATGGGATGAAGGCACGCAGTCTTGGGTTGTAGTTAATTCTCCTTCAAGTCAAGCATAATGTTGCACATACGCAACTTGTAAGTTAAAGTTTGACCGTACTGATGCGGTTCATCAGGTTTCCGTAAGGAAGTTTATGTCGGACGAAAATCAAGTCCCTGAAGTTGTAGCGGAAGTATCCGCGCCGGAACCGGAGGCTACGGCGGCCCCGGAACTTGAAGTCGTTGCAGAAACGCAACAGCCGGAGGAAAAGCCAGCCAAAACGTTCACTCAAGAAGAGTTGGACGCAATGGTCGGCAAGAGGCTTGCGAGGGAACGTCGCAAGTGGGAAAGAGAGCAGGCGTTAAAAGCGCAGCCATTTCAGGCTGAAGCCGCTGCCCTGCCTAGCAAGGACGAAGACCCTGACGCTTATGCCGAGGCTTTAGCCGAACGCAAAGCAGCAGAACTCCTCGCCCGACGCGAAGCAGAGCGGGAGCAGATGGCTCTCTTAGAGGCGTATCACGAGCGTGAAGAGGCTGCGCGTGACAAGTACGATGACTTCGAGCAAGTCGCGTACAACAACGCACTGCCGATCACGACTGTGATGGCACAGACGATTCAGGCGTCAGATTTGGGGCCAGATATAGCCTACTTTCTGGGGTCTAATCCGAAGGAAGCCGAGCGCATTTCCCGCTTACCGCAATTCCTTCAGGCTAAGGAAATTGGCAAGATTGAGGCCAAAATGGCCGACAGTCCTGCCCCTGTTAAAAAGACTACCAGTGCGCCCCCGCCTATTAAGCCTGTCACGGCAAAAGGCACTGGCGCTCCGGTCTACGACACGACGGACCCACGGTCAATTTCGGCCATGAGTGCGTCAGAGTGGATTGAGCGCGAGCGTCAGCGACAGATTAAGAATTGGGAAGCGCGTAACCGCTAACATCTTTTTGAGGACACGAAAGTGGCTAATACACTTCTTACTATTGACATGATCACTCGGAAGGCTCTCGAAATTCTTGAGAACAACCTTGTGATCACCCGCAACGTGAACCGTCAGTACGACGATTCGTATGCCGTGGAAGGCGCCAAGATCGGCACCACGCTGCGTATCCGTCTGCCGGACCGCGCTCTTGTGACCGACGGTGCCGCCCTGCAAGTTCAGGACGACAACGAGCAGTTCACGACCTTGACGGTTGCTTCGCAGAAGCACATCGGCGTCAACTTTACGACCGCCGAAATGACGATGCAGTTGGACGACTTTGCCGAGCGCGTGCTGAAGCCGCGTATCAGCCAGTTGGCCTCCAGCATCGACGCTGACGTTGCCAACTCGTTCAACAGCATCTACCAGTCGGTTGGTACTCCGGGCACGACTCCGGGCACCTCGCTCGTTCTGTTGCAGGCGCAGCAGAAGTTGAACGAAGCCGCCGCTGGCATGTCGCCCCGCTACGCCACCGTGAACCCGGCTGCTAACGCCGCGCTCGTGGAAGGCATGAAGGGCTTGTTCAACCCGGTGTCAACGATCAGCAAGCAGTTTAAGAGCGGCTTGATGGGCGAAGGCATCCTCGGTTACGACGAACTTGCCATGTCGCAGTCGATCAAGCAGTTCACGACCGGCAGCCGTTCTGGCGCCCACACTGTCACCACGACGGTTTCGGCTCAGGGCACGTCGTCGATTGCGATCACCGGCACTGGCTCGCAGACGATCAAGAAGGGCGACGTGTTCACGATTGCTAACGTGTACTCGGTCAACCCGCAGACCCGCGAATCGACTGGCTCGCTCCAGCAGTTCGTGGTGACGGAAGACGTGGCTGCCTCGGGCGGTGCGTATGCTGCTGTGAAGATCAGCCCGGCGATCTACACTTCCAGCGTTGCTCTTGCCACGGTTGACTCGTTCCCGCAGTCTGGTGCCGCTGTCACCTTCTTGGGTGGCGCTTCGAGCCAGTACCCGCAGAACCTCGTGTACCATCGCGACTCGATTGCGTTTGCCACGGCTGACCTCCTGCTGCCGCAGGGCGTTGACATGGCTTCGCGTCAGGTCCACAACGGTATCTCCATGCGCGTTGTTCGTCAGTACGACATCAACAACGACCGTATGCCGTGCCGTATCGACGTGCTGTATGGCTACTCGGTGATCCGTCCGCAGATGGCTGTCCGCCTCTGGGGTTAATGGTTAAATTTAAGGAGTAACTAAAAATGGCACTTCCTAATGGTTCTGGTGGTTATCAGATTGGCGACGGCAACAATGGCGAGCCGTTGTTTTTCTCGCAGGTTGCCCCGCTTGCCTTGACGGCAGCCGCTACGGCGTCCCCTGCTGAACTGGTCGCGGGTCTTTTCACTTTCAACGGCACGGCTGGCAATTTGACGCTGCCGACGGTGGCTCTTCTTGAGGCCGCCTACCCGTCGATGAGCGAGAAGAACGATTCTGCATTTGACTTCTTCGTCATCAATATTGATGCGTCAGGTTCAGATGCGGTTACGGTGGCCGTCGGCACGGGTTGGACGCTGGTTGGTGCGGGTGCGGTTGCGGCGGCTTCGTCCGGCCACTTCCGTTGCCGCAAGACCGGCGTTGGCGCGTGGACTGTCTACCGCGTTTCGTAATGGCAACGCCCTCGGCGGGGAAACCCGCCGGGGGCATAACCTAAAGGGGTATTGATATGCCTAATACACAGGCAGTTGGTGTTGCCTACGCAGACCCGCAGTTCAGCAGTCTTTTCTTGGGTGTTTCAACCGTTGCGGCGACTGGCTCTGCCCAGACCGACGCTGCGGCTCTTGGCTCGGCGTTTACGCTGGTCACGGGCGCTGACGGTACGAAAGGCGTGATTCTTCCGGTTGCCGAACCGGGTCAGGTTGTAATCGTCAAGAATGGCGCTGGTTCCATTCTGAAGATTTACCCGGCTTCGGGCGCAATCGTTAACGCGTTGTCCGCTAACGCTTCCTACAACATCGCGGCAAACACCGCGACGATGTTGGTGGCTTACAGCGCAACCCAGTGGTACAGCCTGCCGTTGCTGGCCTCGTAATATGTCCAATATCTACCTTCGCCACCCCAGACATGGGGAAAAAATTGCTATCTCGTGGATGGAAGCGAGGGAAGATATGGAACAAGGATGGGAGGAGTTTGATCCCTCTGATCCTGATGAGTCTGAACCCTCGGCGTCGTCAGATATGGCGGCGCTGGGGGATTCTCAGCATAATGCGTTGAGAACGCGTCGCCGCCGTAAGG